CCGCATCCTCGATCAGCGTCGAGCGCATAACGACCTTTGTCTGGCCGTTGACCTGACCAATGGTAAATGGATGATTTTCTGTTGTCGGGCCGGTCGGGGTGGCGATGGAGAACTTGTCGGCGCGAATCAAAAACTCGCTTACCGGCGTTCCATTCACCGTGGTCGAAGCGAGGCCAAAGCCAGACACATAGCCGTTGTTATCTACCTTGACGGTGTACTGACCGCTCAATCCGTTAATGGATGACTGCTGCACCGAAATCGCCGTAGTATTTGCGCCGACTGTGGTTTGTAGCGTACTGATCGAGGATGCGTTCGCGCTATCCGCCGTTGCCCTGGCTGTGGCCTCCGTCTGAATTGCCGCCATGCTAGAGGCGACATTTGCCGAGAGTGTTGAAATTTGCGTGGATAGAGCACTGTCGGCGTTGGTTCTTGCGGTCGTCTCTGCATTGATCGCCGACGTATTGCTATTTGTCGTCGCTTGAACCACGTTAAGTTGCGTAGCAAGCGAACCATCAGCGTTTACTCGCGCGGTTTGCTCTGTGGTGATCGCTGCGGTATTCGCATTGAGCGCCGCAGTCAGCGTATTGATTTGTGACGCAATTGAGCTGTCGGCAGTCTGTCTCGCACTGCTTTCGGTCGTGATCGCGGCGCCGAGCGTGTTCGCCTGATCTCGAAGGCGCTGATTCACGGAACCCGCAACTGTAAATGGATCGTCGATCAGGTTGATGCGAGCGCGAAGCTCGGGCACAAGCATTGAGTCTTTAAGAATGTCATTCGCGATAGCCTCGGCGTCAATTTTGGTTGTCGAACACGCTACCACGCAACCGTCTGCCAGCGCGTACTTGCCGAAGGCGTCGTATCCGACGATTCGCACAAAATACTGCGACATCGGAATCAGCCCACTCATTTGAACTTTCGTGTCTGGGCCATCATAGACAAGATTGTTCGCTGTCATTTCGACCGCGTTGTCCATACTCATCCACATCATTGCCCCGACGTAATCAGAATCGGCAGGTTTCGTATATTGCAACGAGAATCCATCAAACGACCCAACTGATGTGATTTGGCCGCAATCAATTGTTGGCGGCGGATTGTACGCCTCTACCGTGCCCGGATTTCCGAGCCTGTTGTCGGTTGTTCTAACGCGAATCTCAACCATGAACTGACGATTTGGATGACCTTGCGTGTCTGCCCAATTCATATCGAAGGTGTAGACAAAATGCGGCGCAGTAACGTATTCGGTGCGAAGAACTGTGCCGCTCATCGTCAGAATTTTGACTTCCCAATCCTTGAAGTTAGGGTCTGCCGTACCAGCGTCAGCGCCTAAAGGTTCGGAGCCAAATTCATAGCTCTTGGTCGTCGAGTTGAGACGCCAGTTGATATTGCAGTCTTTGCCCTGGAAAAAGATCGTGACGCCTGTCGTGTCTCCCGGCTTCGGCGGGTTCGCATTGATTCCGGTCGGTGTAATTGTGTATTCCGGGGCCGCGTCGTATGGCGCACGTTTGCCGTTAATGTCGTAAGCAACAACCTTAAACTTCATCGGCTGTCCGACTACAGCGTCAGTCACGTATGACTTACTCGAACCGCCAACAGAACCGACGTTTTTTAACGTTTCTCCAGCCACACTCAGGTAAATGTCGGCGCCGGCGTAGTTGCCGGACAGCGGATAGTCCCAGGTCAGATAAATCTGGTCCTTTGAGCCTGTTGCCGTAGCCGCAAATTCCTCATAGCCGCCAAGAAAGCGAACCTGACTGATGATTGCTACGCCACCACCCATAGTTCCATTCGTAACCACGTCATAGTCGGTTACGCGGTCTGTCAGGTTATAGACGGCGGGGTTGTATTCGATTGCCTGAATGGTGCGCGTGTGGTCGCTCGATCCAGAAATAGACTTGATGCGAAACGTCTTCTTGACCTTCGCAGTTTCGCCAAACATAAAGTTGGTGAACTGGGCCGGTGCAACCGTTAATGTTTGCTGTAACGTGATTGAAGTCGTCGTGCCTACTTGCAGCACCACGTCTCTTTCAGCAATTATGTCGCCGTCCATCAAGACGAGCGCCTTATACATTTTGCCAGCTTCCATCGTCACTGGTCTGTCCAGAATCAGCGTCCCAGTCGTGCATCCCGCCTCTAGTCGACCAGCAACTCCCCAGTCAGGCATGTCGTGCTGCACGTAGATCAAGTCGCCAATAGTGCAGGCAATCGCGTCAATCGAAGCGTCAAACGTGACCGTCTGTCTAATCAACTTGTTCATGTTGAGCAGAAGTTGAATCTCCTTGTCGGCGCGATTCCTGCCGACAATACCGTACAGTGTCACTGTCGATGTCTTTTGTGGCTCGCCGGCGTTTAGTCTGTCGAAGTCATACGCCTTAATAGCGGTCTGCTTGTATTTGTTCGTATAATCGAAGAACTGAACTTCGATCTCGTTGGCACGATCAGCGAGCGGCAACCAGTTGATGCTGAAGCTGCCCTCGATGATGTTCCCCATGCCGAACATCATGACAGGCGTGTCAGCACGCTCAACCGCCACCGAGAAGCGCGTGCCGATATTTACGATCTGCGCGTGACCGCAGCGGAATACATACTGAAGCACGTCCCAGACATTCATGTTCTGATCGAGAACGCCATTGAACTCCAGCTTATTGAGGTCGCAATAGGCCGCCCATTCCGTGAATTTCGGAATGTCGATTCTGCTTGTGGCAAATCCCGCGCCATACCTCGTGTTGGTGAGAATATCCCAGGCGACATTAGCGGGATTCGCATTGTTGTTGGAGCCTAGCGGGGCATTGATAATTACACCGTGATTGAGATAGGTGACGGTTGGCATACCGCTGATCTGGTCAGACAGCGCAATCTTGATTCCCACCAGTGCCGTGTTGTTGTAGCTTATATCGTCAAAATTGATCTCATTCACGTCAGACAGGTAGCACTCGTCCAGAAATATCGGATCAGTCTGTTTTGGCGTCTTGCGACGAATGCGAAACTCGTACTTTGATCTGACTGACGACTTCGGCGTGAACAACGAGCGACGCACGGCAGAACGTGACTTTTCGGTGATGGTGTAGCTACCACCAGGGCCGGAGGTATCGGCAACCGCCTCATCCCAGGAGACGGAAATGGTCCTGGCGCTAAATGCGTCCGGCGGTATTGGGCCATCGGCCCAACTATCCTCCATAACGAAAATGTTCGAGATGCTCGGGCCGATTGTTACGCCGAACTTGGACGCGAGCAAGTCAGAAAGGGCAGTGTTTCCACCAGTCGCAGTGGATGACATGAGTGACGCTACTAACGCGGTAGTGGGGTCTACCACAAGCGCCCCTATCAATGTGCCTTCTGCGTTTGAGAACGTCTTGCTGTCGCTATGATGAACGGTATGCGATACGCTTGAGGTAATCGCCACGGGCGTCGTCAGCGGCGTCCAATCATTAAGGTTGACAAGCTCCGCCGAGGCCGGACGCGCTTCGATTTCTAGCTCTACAGAATACGCTTCTGTATTGCCGCTCGAACTGTCGATCTTCGCCAGTCCATTAGGAAACACCACGTCGAAACGGGCCTGATCTATCACGTCTGTCGTGGTGTGGTAAATCCAGTCTGTTGTCAGCTTGAGCTGTTTTGAGATCGGAACAATCACGCTCGCAAACCAGGGGATAGACGTTTGCGATGGCAGACCAAGCCTGATTGCACTTTCCATCTGCGTGTAGTCGGCGATTGGCTGATCGTTGACTTCAATATCAGAAATCATAGATACCGGGCCTTCGCCAGCGTTATATAACAGGTAAACCATTTGGCTATCTGTGCCGGCTGGCATTGATCCATCAGCGCTGGCCGTGGTGGTCGTGTAGTTTTCGACGTACCCGTTTACCAGATTGCCGGCCATACGAAATTTACCGTAGCAGACCGGAACCGCAATCGCCTCAAGCGAAGAATTCTTAGGGCCGTCAATACCGTAAGAGCGACTGTTGGCAAACGTGGAGGACTGACCTTGAAGCGGCGAGACGGGAAGCATGGCGTTGACAAGCATTGAGCCAGCAATCATGACGCCTGCCGTCGCCATCATTCCAGCAGATGTCGCCGCGAACGTCCCCGCAGTGGCTGCGACAAAGCCGTCTCCAGCAATGGCGTTTACCAAATACGGAGCGTAGGTCGCCACGACGATCATTGCTACGAGACGTATAATGCTTTTGCCGCCACCACCGCCACCCTGTGGCACCGGGCAAATGACCAGATTGTCGCCGGGAGAGACATGGGTCAAACCCCATTCGTTTTTCTCGATAATGCGACCGTTGATCGACGCTACAAACTCGCCTTCATACTTTTCGATGCACTCAGCAATGGTCAGTTCTGGCGACCAGTCATGCGCTTCTTTTACGTGTTGACGCACATCAAACGGATTAACGATTCGAATGATGTCAAAAGATTTCGAGTCCGTGACAAGAACAACTGGCGCGGCGAAGTGCGTGGATTTATTTTCCGACATATTTGTAAAAACCAAGAATGCGACGTTTCCAATCGGACAGACGTTCGATACAAACGCCACCGCTTTTATCCCACGTATGAATGAACCGCCCGTCACCAACGCAGTAGCCGACGTGCATGAATTCCGAAGCTCTAAACAGCACAACGGCGCCTTTCACTTCCTCAATCTGTTCCCAAAGGTGCAGATCGCCAATCATCAGCGCGGCAATGCGCGACGCATCAGATGGACTAATATAGTCTGGAATGTCGATGCCCTTCTCACTCTTGTAGAGATGCATCACCAAACCCCAACAGTCGTACTTGTCAGGGCCGCGACCGCCATATTCAAATGGCGTGCCAATCAATTCGGAATAGTCTGTCATGCGTACCTCATTCCGTTGCTGTTGATTCCAGGAAAGCCGCCGTAGCGGGCCTGGTTAAGATGAGCTTCGCAGCCGTTGGGGCCGGCCAGACTCAGATCGCATGTCGTCAAGGTGCCGACATAACCGCATTCAGCGCTCATGTAACGCCAGCCGCAGCGACTGTGAAACTGACGACGGCGAGGAAAGATGATGGACAGTGAGTTCTCTGCGCCGAGCGTAAGCGTCGCCACATAGTTGTTTGCTGACGCGCCGATGATCTTGAAATACTCGATCACTTCGATGCCGGCGGCCAGATTGCCGGAATTCACGACAATGATTCGGCAGTTAGAACCCACACCACCGCCGTACTGCTGCATGTAGGACTGAAAAGTTCCGGTGTAGTCATTGATAGTAACCGTGACGCTAGGCTGACCACCTGCATCATTCTTGACATTGATGTCGAACGAGGTCTTGATGTAGGTGTTGCCGTTGAAGACTAAATCCTCGGTATTGCGAACGAAGTAGCCTGTTCCAAGCGGTACTCCTGTATCAAAGTCGATCAGATCGACCTCCAGACAAATAAGCCAAGGTGTCTGTGAGTCGATGCTGTTTTTATCTACTGCCGAAGCAAGTGAAAGTGGTTGTGCCATTTGAGTCGCCTAGTAAGTCACGGGTGAATTGTCTCACTAAGCCTGCTCAAGTTCAATAGTGGGACAATCCCAACGATGATGACCGCCAGCGCCGACGTATTTGAACTCCATCGGCTTCGTGAAG